CGCAAGAATAGCTTACAAAATTTAGAATACACTTTTAATAAGGAAAATAAGGTTGTCGCATTTGTTAAGGGAACAGGACAAACTGGACAAATGAAAAATAAGACACTAAAAAATGTGCCTAGTATAAAATCTAAGAATAAGACAAGAAAGTCAATTATGTTAGTTGAAGAAGAGCCTGAATCCGAGGTTAAACCTGAATCTCAAGTTGAACCTCAAGGATCACAAGAAGAAAAAGCAGGTGAATATGTTCCTAACTCGCCTGAATATGTTCCTAACTCACCCAAATATATTCCTAACTCACCTGAAATGGAACCTTATATAGTTAATTTTGACAACACAATTGAATGGAATAATGAAGAATATAAGAAAGTATGGGACACATTTACATCAGAAGAAAAAGAGCTTCTATTGAATGACCGTGCTCTAATGAAGGAAACATTACAAAGTTTAGCATCATAAATATTATATAATAAATATTTACTTATTGTATAATATGTTCACCAACATAGCAAATTTTAGTAATACTAAAGACTATTTACCATTATTAAATGGTGTATTGATTACAGATTTATTTGTAATTATGTGCTTAAATATGAAGCTAATTAAATCGGTTGTTTTAAAGGAGTGGTATGGAAAATACAATTTATCTGCTGTTATTGCCGATGTTCTAATTATTTTGATTGGACTTATCATTGTAAGAGCAATTTACTACTATATTTTTGATACATTTTCTATTATAAAATTTATTATTTTAGCTGTATTAGTTCAAGTTATACACGATGTCTTGTTCTATTTATTTTTCAAAAATGTGCCAAGAGGTATGAATATGATGTTAGATACATTTAAAGACTACGCAAATGAAATGTCATATAAAGCAATTTTAGCTGATAGTGGTATGATGATTTTAGCATCATTAATTGCGTCATTTTTGGCTGGTAAAACTTTAAATACTAATATTATTATATTAGTTATATTTGTTTATTTATTACCCTATTTCTTATACAATTAAATATTTATATAATATAAATGCTTACCAAATATATTAATGTGCCAATATTTTTAATTAGTTTTGCTATAGGCTTGTTTTTTGTGTATGTAATTGGACCTGAAACTAAGACAATATATATGTATCCATCGCCATCTAATTATTTTAAAACACAATATAAGGATGATGCGGACCAGTGTTTCCAATTCAAGCCAGTTGAAACAAATTGTCCAACTAATCCATTTGACATCAAGACTGTGCCAGTTCAGACACAGTAATATAAGTTTTTTAATTTTATATTAATTATAAAATTAAAAACGCTCCCTTCAGGGATCGAACCTGGGACCTCTCGATATACGTATTTATTGTCTGATAAATCTAACAGTCGAGTGCTCTACCTACTGAGCTAAAGGAGCTTATTGTAAAGGCGCTACATTACTAGCTATATTCCTTTACATACTATTATAGTCCGTCGTCTTTAAGTCCTTTTTATAACAATATATATTATTTTCAATAAATAAAATAAAAAACAGTTTACTCTTTGGAAAATATATTATTCCAAGTTTTATTTGATATCTAGCTCCATAATTGTACATAGTTTTTCATCATCATATTTCTCAAAATATTTAAAATATGGATAATTATCAAACGAACAATCGGCAACTTCAAAACCATATTTTTGATAATATGACACAACTTCATCAAGTGAGCTAAGCACAATTTTGACCTTCTTTGAAGAGTTTTTTGTTTCCTCTCTAACTCTTTCTACAAATCCATTTAATAGCTTAGTAGCATAGCCTTGACCTCTAAATTCTCTGTCTGTGCTAATTACCATAATATAATACATAATGGTATCACTATTTTTCTGATTTTGCTTTGAATATATCATACACGATGGACAAGAACGAATTACAAATTTTTCATCATTACAATAATAAGCAACTTTGTTAGATTCATACTTTAATAAATTCTCAATATAGTCTATTCCTATTGAACCATAGTTGAAATATGTAAATATCATTTCATTATCATTTTTAAATTCTTCAAGTTTATCCATAATTTCTTCAAGTGGACTATTGTCTACAATTTCATTTCTAATATCATCTGAGAAGAAGATCATGTTATTGGTAGTTTAATTTAATTTGTTCAGATTTGTTTAACTTATTTTTTTAATATTTTAGTTCAATTTTATTTTTATTTTTTTTAATTTATTCCTGCTCCACTGGATTTATTAAGATATTATATAATATTAACATTTTATATAATGTATTTATCAAAGTTTGTTAATAGTGAAACAGGAAAATATTTAATGTCAGTTTTATTAGGTTTAGGACTAGCAACTTTTTTTAGAAGAATGTGTAGTGGTAAAAATTGTGTAATATCTAAAGCGCCACCATTAGAAGAAATAGAAGATAAAATTTACAAATTTGACGGCAAATGCTATAAACTAGAGAAAAATGCCGAAAAATGCGCAAAAGATAAAACTGTTTTGACATTTGCGTAATTATTTATTTACCACTATCTTTAGATATAATATATTATGGCAGAATTAAACACTACAAGTATCAATGATTTACCCACAGATCCCGCTGGTGGAGGAAGTATTGGTGGAAATGTATCTTTAGTCGCAAATGAGACCAATTATAAAATACCTCAGACCCCACAGTATAACGCACAGATGCCAGGACAGCAACCTTCTGGTGGTATGTCATTAGACCAAACTACGATTAGTCAAATAGTAAATGGTCTCCAACAAGCCAGTATTGCTGGCGCCACTTCATTGCCAAGTCGCGATATACCACAAAATACTCAGTCTATTGTAAATGACCCTGCTATTCAAGCTAATTATGTCCCACCTCCTCAGCCAAGTCAGAAAGACTATATAAAAGATGATGATAACACATATACTTACAAGGAGGAAAATATTAATAACTCATTGGATGCGGTTTATGATGAAATACAAGCGCCATTATTGTTATCTGTGTTATATTTCTTTTTTCAGCTACCAATTATGCGAAAACTAATTTTTAAATATGTACCGTTTTTATGTAATGTTGATGGCAACTATAATTTTAATGGATTGGTATTTACAAGCGCACTATTTGGATTTGTTTATTATTTTTTAACAAAGTCAATGTCACATTTTAATAAGTTTTGATCTTTTTATAGAATTTTTTCATAGAATCTAAATATATAACCTTTAATAAAAGATTTAAATATTATAATACTAATAAATGTATTATAATATTAGTAATGGAAATAAATACACACGCATCAACAAACGCGTCAAATATGATTATATTTGAAAGAATTAAAACAGGAAATCCTATTATAGATACAATTGTATTAACTTTTCTACTATCTTCTGTTAATTATATATTCAAATGGCTTAATATGAATGTGATGGACAATATCAGTTTAACAAAAATTCTAAATTATGAAAAGCTTTATCATTTTTTTTCAAAGAAAAATGTAGTAGAATATGAAGGTAAAATAGCGTGCTATACTAATGTCTATGATAATGAATTGCGTCAAACAACATCATTTAGTGACCATTTTAAAGCATTATGGGAACATATTATAGAAAATATAAAAGATAATCCAACAATCCATTCTATAAAAGAATATACAATTACAAAAAAAAGATATCGTTATAATGATGAAAATGAAAATGGTCTTTATATGGTAAATCAGACAGATAAATTTTTGATTTCAGAGAAATTAGAGATATATGCGTATACATATATTTTTGATAATGACAAAAATAGTTCAGATGATAATAAAACAAATAGCAAGCCACAAAGTAAGACAGAGCGTATTATTATTGAATTATATTCTTATAAAAGCAGCATTGAGATAATAAAATCATTTGTTGAAGAAATAACACGTAAATATTTATTATCTATTCAACATTTGCGTGAAAATAAACAATTTATATATACACTAACAAAACTTAAATTTGAGGATTCTAGTTGTGAACGATGGGATGAAAATGTATTTGACAGTATACGTACATTTGATAATATGTATTTTGACAATAAAAATAAGGTAATAAATGCTATTGATTTTTTTATTAATAATAAAGCTTGGTATTTTGAAAAGGGGATTCCATATTCATTAGGTATTGGAATGTATGGACCACCAGGCACTGGTAAAACATCATTGGCAAAGGCTATTGCGAATTATACCAAACGACATATTATATGTATTTCATTAAAGCTAATTAAAACAAAGAAACAACTTGATAGTATATTTTTTGAAGAACAATATAATAGTGATAATAAGAAAAATAGTATTACATTTGATAAGAAGATTATTATATTTGAGGATATTGATTGTATTGGTGATATTGTTTTAGATCGTGCAAAGAAAAAGAAGAAAACTCATATTCATAAAAAAATAAAGATGGATAAAGATGATGATGAAGATGAAGCACCTATAAAAACTAGTGAAGAAATAGAAAATTTAATTGAGATGATAGATACTATAGATGAAGATGTTAAGAAAAATTTAAAAAATGGAATAAATGGATTGGTAAATGTTCCTAAAAATCCAGATGAAGAACCAATTACATTAGATGATATTTTGAATTTATGGGATGGTATAAGAGAGACCCCAGGTAGAATAATGATATTATCATCTAATCATTATGATGATTTAGATCCTGCTTTAAAGCGTCCAGGTCGTATTGATATAACATTAGAATTATCATATGCCAGCAGACAAGTAATATCAGATATGTATTATCATTTATTTAAAGAAACATCAATGCCATTATCTGATGAAGACTTGGAAAAAATCCAAGACAAATTTTATTCACCTGCTGAAATTATTAATATTTATATGAATGAGCAACAGGATCCAGTAAAATTTATAAAACGGCTACAAATGAATCAACATGTTTAAATTTATTTTGTTATTTTATAACTTAGACGCAGTTGATTTAGGTTTCCACTCGGCAGCACTAGCAGAAGGTTTCCATTCGGCAGCAGTAGCTTTTGGCTTAAACACAGATACTTTAGCCTGTATACTATTGTTAGTATATGCAGGTACAGTAGTCATGCTACTAGCAGAAGCAGTTAAATTATATAAACTATCATATATTTTCTTTTGGAATTTTTCATTTGTAAATCCAATATGACCAACGCGTTTTATAATAGACTCTTTTTCCATTTTATCAATAGTATCCTTATCAACATCTTTTTGTTTATGAGTTTGTCGCTGTATTTGTAATCCATTATTCATTATTACTATAGCACGTTTAAACTTTTCCAAAAAGCGATTACAATCATCTATTGTAAGTGTCTCATAACCAGGATCTGTTATTTGTTTTTTACTTTCCAATAATTGTTTATATTTAAAATACTTAGTATAGTAATATATTTTTTCATTTAATAATGCTCCTAAATTAGGAGATACAAATAGTAGATGTTGTGTTGTATCACCAGATAAAGATATGTCAAAATTAAATTCTCTTTGTTCACTTTCAAAAAAAGGTTTAATATCAGTTGGCACTTCTTTAAAATCAATATCTGAAAATTGTTTATATTCATCAATTTTTATTTGTTTTCTTGAATCATATTTTTTATAAAACTTAATATAACTTAACTTAAAAATATGGGGATTTGCTTTAAGTTTTTCTGGGTTTGGTGGCTGTACTGAAATATTATAATTTGTTTGAGGCACATTCAAAAACCATCTTATTAAATATGCTAAGTGTCCTGCTAGGTTTTTAATAGATGCTTCATCATATAATATATTATTTGGCATTACTAATATGTCAATATCTTCACTAATATATTCTGAAATATTTGGAATTCCTGTTAAGACTAATTGTATTGCTTTACCGCCTTTAAATAATATCTTATAGTCTTGTCCAATCATTTTGTATGATATTATTCCAACTATAATTAATGTAGCACATAATATAATATTAAATTTACTAAAATCTATATCGCTATCATGTGTAAATGTATCAAATAAAAAATATGGTTTGTTTTTTGTAGGTATATAGAAAGTTGGTATTATTGATTTAACTATTTCACAAATACTCCATAACTGACTGAGTTCACCATTATTAATCGGTATAGTCTCATCAATATTCATAATATCATTAATTTGTTTTTTAATAGAATACATTTCATTTTCGGCAAAAATGGATTTCCAAAATTCGGGTTCTACATTTAAATCATAACCAGAGTCATCTGGTAACTTCATACCAATATTTAATTTACTAGGTTTAAACGGCATATCTTTTACACTAAGATGATCAGATTTAGATTCAGCAACTACTTCAGATTGTTCTAATACAGAGTTTAATGTAGAGTTTAATACAGGTTCTCTAAGTAACTCATCCATCATATTTTTTTGTTCTTCTGTTAGCATTTCAGGACTAGCACCTTTTCTTAATAAAAATTCTACAAGAATCTTGTCATTTAATTTTATTGCTTCTAATAATACATTTGAATCTCTTACATAATTTGTAAGATTAATATTAAATCCTCTAATAGAACTAAATGTATTAAATAATCTTTTTCTTATATACTCATCAGGTATATTGCGAAAAATAACCACTAATGGGGGGACTAATGATGTTAATCCAGAGTTTTCCTGATATTTATCAACTGGTAGTCCTTCAGCATTAATTGGTATTAATGTATTAATTTCATTTTTATTTCCGTTAAGACCATTTTTAAATTTACTTATAGCATCATCTATATTTTCTATTTTTCCAGTATTTATCGCATTTTGTAGCTTATTAAAAGCATTTATAAACATTATGCGAAAGTCATTAATTTGTTTTGATGTTCCTTTTTCGCCACCCCTAATAATATGTTTCTTTTTAGTATATCTTCCCTTTTTCTTATAACTTCTTCTTTTTTTTGAAATAGATTTCTTATAATATTTTCTTGTTATGTTTCTTGTCATCAATTGTATATAATATATTATGATAAATATTATATTATGATAAATAATATAATATATTAAAATTTAAAAAAAGAATCCCATTTTCTTCTTCTTTGTCTTGCGTCTTTTTTTAATAGGTTGTTCTATATTTTTAGTGCTACTATTTTTTTTATTTTTAGTAGTGTCATCCTTAAATTTAGAATCCATCTTAGAATCAGTTGGTCTATATCGTAAAAACCACTCATCATATTCATCGCTATTTTTCTTATCCTTTAGTTCCTTAAATTTCTCAGCTTTTTCAGCACGCATTTCTTCTACAGTTTCTTGGTGTCCCATACAATTAATTGAAAAACGTCGTAGCACACCCTTTTGTGCCAAACGATTTTCCTCTTGAACCTCAAATAAATACTTAGACATACATAATATACGATCCTTATCATAATATGGACGACTTGAATACAAAAATGCCAAATAAAAACTCAACATAGTATCAATTGTAGCTATTTTAACACTGTAGCCGCCTTCCTTAATTACATTATAACTATGACACGCAAGAGGTTCATAAATAAAAGCAATAGTATCTGTTCCTACTCGGATTTCATAATGTGTTGCAATAATTTCACCAATTGAAGGACGTTTAATAACTTTTACATTTTTAACACCAATATCACGTAATCGTTCTACAACAATTTGAGCTGTTACGGTTGGTTCCTCGGATAAGACATCAAAATCAGGATTCTTCAATAATTTATGTCGTAAATGCTGAGGCATATATTGAGAATATATTGAAATAGCATATCCACCAAAAAATACAACACCCTGGTCAATTAATGTTTGCTGGACAGTCTCATAAATCTCATTAACATTCTTATTATTACCCATTTTACGCTGAAAATCAATATGCGAACATTGTGAAGCAGTTAAAGGATAATGTTTATTTAAAAGAGTTAAACGCTTTAATACTTTCTCCCAGCGTGACACATCACCAGCAGGACGAGATAGCTCTAAATACATTGCCATACGTAGCAAATTTGGCGGAGCATAAAGTATTCCAGAGATTTTAACGGCTTCTTTCTTAATTGCGTTAAATAACTCTTTGGGTATGAGTGTAATATCAGCAACAGGTATAAAATCTACAAATACTTTAAATGTTCCATGATGCTGTCCTGATTTGGCTTCAACTTCAACAAATCCTTGTTTAACATAAATATCTGTTAGTTCTTTGGCATCATTTAAAGCATTTGCGCTATAAAAATCATAATCAGGAATTTCTACATCTTTATTGTAAAATTGGTCTTGTTTTGGTAATATATTATTTATAGCAGTTCCTCCATAACAAATTAACTTTTTGCTGCGAATAAAATCTTCCACAATACTAATTATTTTTTTGATAGCAGCTGAGTTGGCTGTTTTTCGCCCTTGTATATCTTCAGCTTTATCTACTGCTGTGCGAAGAATTGCTAATTCACAATCTTCAAATTTCATATTTTTGTCACATATTTCTTTTTTCATTATATATAATCTTAATATATAATGATAATAAATATTTTATTATATAGAATATTTATTTTGTTAGTTAGATTTTCTTAAATATTAAAGCTGAAATAATCAGACTTAACTGTGCGAGGAGCATATGACAATGCTGGATCTTGTGGTGGTGGTGCCGGAATTGTGACTTGTGTATATCGTAATGATAGTGGCTTCAAAACAAACGCAGTATTATTTTCATTAAAAAATGCTTCATTTTCCTCAATATTTGAGTCTATATTCTGGTATCGCATTGCCAGCATTTGGCAACCAGTTTCTCTTAAAACAACTGAACTAGGATTATCTGGATTAGAACCAGGATTAGGAATGCCAATTGTCATACATAATTTATTATATTCAGTTAATTCGGCAATATCTGAATTATATTTAACATCATCAAATGTTAGTTCTCTCATAAATATAGAGTTACTTGTCATATTAACATATTCATAAAATTCTTTACATTCTAAGAATGATGTATTACTTCTATCAACAATAATAGAAATCTTACCCATTAATGCTGTTAATGGTGTTGCTCCAAAATTAGTAGCCGCATTATTCTTCATATTTTCAAAACTATATGATTTACCCATCAACATATCTGAGTGCTTCTCAAAAATCTTTGCAAAGTTCTTATACATATTTTGATTCTCGCTCTTAATACGTAAATGGAAAATAATAGGATCTGCTGGATTAGGAGCACCAGAAGATGAAAATGCGTTATTTACAATGGTTGACATAATATCGCTAAAATTAATATAATTAAATGTTTCTTTTACACAATAGTTATCAGCTGTGCTGGTTGCTACTACTGGCTGATCATCAATAGAATATATTTCAAAATCCAATCCTCTTACACCCTGTTTTAATAAGTCTTTTAGTGTACACATAGATACATAATCATTCTTATAATTACCACCGCTACAACAGTTGTAAGCTGACTTAATGTAAAAATCTCTTAAATTAGCTTGAAATTTTGGTTGAGTAGTATTTACAGATAAAATATTTGTATTTAGGTCTCCATAAACACCATCCATCAACTTACATTCTCTTGTAAGCATATTATTAGACATATTTACATATATTGTGATACCAATAATAAGACCAAGAATACCTCCAATAATAGCACCTTTCTGTTCCATTATTCCCTGACCCAAAATACTAAACATAATTGTTAGTATAATTATTATAGCTATACCACCAAAATTACCAGTTCCAGTATAATAAAAATAATACATAAAGGCAATGACAATTATTGAAAATGTTAGCATTGTTAATAATGTAATTGATGTAGCTTCCGACATTTCTTTTAATCCTGACATAGCTTGTTGTATATTTTGTCGTGCTTCAGTTGCTATATCTGTTGAACCTGAACCTGTTTGTGACATCTTTTATATATTACTTTATGAATATATTATTTTTTTTTAAGTGAAATGAAATGAAACTAACAAAATAATATAATATAATATAAACTGTAATAATTAGTTAAAAAAATAATATGTTAGTATTATAACAAATAAAATGCCAGGAGGACTTATGAATCTAGTATCAGTTGGACAACAAAATATTATTCTAAATGGAAACCCATCTAAAACATTTTTTAAATCTACTTATGCCCAATATACTAATTTTGGCTTACAAAAATTTCGTGTTGATTTTGAGGGTTCTAAAACACTACGACTATCAGAACCATCTACATTTACATTTAAAATTCCAAGATATGCTGATTTACTTATGGATTGTTATTTAACTATAGCAATGCCAAATATTTGGAGTCCAATTATGCCGCCACAGACAGTGTCGCAGAGTGATGGAACAACTACATATACTGATTGGGCACCATATGAATTTAAATGGATTGAAAATTTAGGGGCCAAAATGATTTCCAAAGTAAGCATTATATGTGGAAATTATACTTTGCAAGAATATTCTGGTGACTATTTACTAGCATCAGTTCAGCGTGACTTTTCAGGGGTTAAAAAGAATTTATTTGATGAAATGTCTGGTAATACAGCGGAAATGAATAATCCAGGAAATGCTGGATCACGCGTTAACTCATATCCAAATGCGTTTTACACATCTGACTTAGTTGGTCCTGAGCCATCTATTCGTGGTCGTATTTTATATGTGCCTCTAAATAGTTGGTTTGGTCTTAAGTCACAAATGGCATTTCCTTTAACATCATTACAATACAATGAGCTACAAATAGTTGTTACATTAAGACCTATTAGTGAACTATTTCAAATTCGTGATGTATTTGATACCACATATAATTATCCGTATATTGCGCCCAATTTTAATTCCTGGTATATGCAGTTTTATCGCTTCTTACAACCGCCTCCCGATATTGAACTTGGACTAACATCATATACTGATACCAGAACATTATGGAATGCCGATGTACATTTAAACTGTACTTATTGTTTCTTATCTAATGAAGAAGAACGTATGTTTGCTTTAGAGGAGCAGAAATACTTAATTAAGCAAGTTCATGAGCAACAGTTTTTTAATGTAACTGGCCCAAATAAGGTTCAATTAGATTCAATTGGTATGATATCTAATTGGTTATTTTATTTTCAAAGAAGCGATGTAAATTTACGAAATGAATGGTCTAATTACACAAATTGGCCTTATAACTATATGCCTCTTGATGTGGTTCAAGCGTCTTCAAGTGGAGATTTTCTTATTTATAAGACAGACGCCGGTGGTGCTCTTGTTCCTGTATATATTGGTCCCGGTGTTAATCCAAGCGGTAATCCAACTGGTCTTCTAGTTACATCTAATTATTCGCCTGAAAATGATAAGATGATATTGCTTGCTATGGGTATTTTGTTAGATGGTTCTTATAGAGAGAATATCCAAGCAGCAGGTATTTTTAATTATATTGAGAAATATACAAGAACTAGTGGTGGAGCTCCACCTGGTCTCTATTGTTATAATTTTGGTATTAACTCTAATTTATCAGACCTACAACCATCGGGTGCTATAAATATGAATCGTTTTAGTCAGATTGAGTTAGAATTTACTACAATTATACCACCACTAGATCCATTAGCTCAGAGCTTATCAATTTGTGACCCACAAACTGGCCAAGTAATTGCGGTAAATAAGCCTACATGGCGCATATATGACTACAATTTTAATCTAACATTATTTGAAGAACGTATTAATATTGTTAACTTTATTGGTGGTAATGTGGGACTTATGTATGCGACATAAATAAGATAAAGTAAAGCAAAGTAAATATATAAAAAATTGATTTTAATAGTAACATAATATTACAGAAATATAATATTATGCTATGCAGTCTAAACTTGAAAATTTCTTTAAAATAAAAACAACCTATAGTATTTCTAATAAAAAATGTTTTGTATATGACCCTGAAAATAGAAGTGCCCAGTTTGTTTATCAACCAGATGAATCTGATGTATTTATATGTATTAAATCTAATATTAAACTGTTTTACAGAAAACCAAAAATAGAAGATAAAAGTATATACATTCCAGTTATACATACTAATTTATCTGTGCCTTTGTTAAAATCAAATTTACAAAAGGCTATACGAAGACATAATAATAAGATAGCATTATCAAGCTCAATTGCTCTTTTAAATAAAGAACCTATTGAATTTTTACGTAGATTGCCAATAATATTTGTTGAAGATGTGTGTTTATTAGATTCACTCCCTATTATTATTTGGCTTATGATGGTTGACAAAGAATATAAACTAACAAACCAGGATATTTATATTATATTAGATATTGTAAATAATTTATGTGATGTTAAAGATTATTTTGATTATGATAATAATATATGGACAGAATCATATGCTACTATTGACCATTCAGTGCTTCAATCACATAATAAATCTAGTGAATTGTTATCTTTATACTACCGAAGTTTATATGGAGGAATGGGTGGTGATATAAAATTATTACAAAGCGCAATTAATTATTATAAAAATAATCCAGATAAAATTCATATAGCATCATATAATAACTTAAATTTACAAGAAATAAATACAATAGAAGTGATTGAAGAAGCTATTGATTTTCACCCTTTACCACAAATGTTACAATTTATAAAACAATTTATAATACAATCTAATAAAAATAATCATGATATAGATATTGATAAGGAAACTATTAAAAAGTGTATATGGTTTTCTCAATCAGGAATTAATTTAAGAAAACCATCTACAATCAAAGAGGCAAAATTAAATCTTGCTTCAGATAACTGGAAATTAATAGAACCTGGATTGAATCTTTTTAGAAGGAAGATTATGACAGAATATATGTAAACATAAACATAAATATAAAAATATATTTATTAATAAAGCTCCGAATTATAAGCATTTGCTGGAGTTGGTCCAATATCATAAAACATTCCAGTAGCAGTTAGTGTCTTCTTATATTCCGGAGTAGATCTATATTGTTCCGGAGCGGCAGAATATTCATAGGCTAATTCCTCATCAATTAGCTGAGCTTTCGCATCATATACCGGCTCCCAAACTTTATATCCTCTATAAGGAACTGGAACCTGAGCATTTGGGTCGATAACTTTTGCTGTTGTTCCAATATCATATGTTAAGGAAGAATGTTGCGGGTTTTGATTATAAACAAGCTTTCCTGTTTCTAAAGTGTCAGCAGGCACATAATACTGAGGTGGAGGTGGTGTTAACTTCTCAGCTACAAGTTTGTCGTGTATTTTTTTTAATAGTGATTGACAACCATCTTGATAGCAATCTACATCAGTTGAACACTGCTTGCCAGTTTTAGAACATTTAGAATTATAACACGCATTTTGGCAACCTTCACTATTATTTAATGGCATATCAACACTATGACTATATTCATTTATTAATTTGGTATTAATATTTGAATTACTTTTATTAAATGTGTCGGGATTATAAGTAATATTTCCATATAATATATTGTCAACTGTGGTAGTGAATCCTTCTTTTTTTAAGAAAAAATTCATATTAAATAACTGTGTTACTAAAGAAAAGAATAAAGCAATTATAACAAATGACAAAATAATGTATTTATATTTATGAATTATGGACATTTATAATATAAAATATGGTTATATAATTTTTATAGGATACAAAGTTTTGTTAAAGATTAGTAAATTATCTACAAAATTTAATATATATTTATTATAAATAATGTCAGATACAAATACAGATACAAATACAAATAATGATGCTATAAATAATAAAAAAAATAAAAATACAAATGGTCCAAATGTAGGCGGATTTATATTATATTATACACTTGGCTTATTAGGTATTATTTTATGGATATTATTTGGCACAACTTGGCTATATATATCTAAACTAGCAAAATCAGGAATTCCAACTGACACAAAATATGAACCTTATACTTGCGATATAAATCCTGAATTAGGTAAAAATCCAGATGGTACAAAAATAACAGTGCCTATGAATACAGTTTATGAATTAGGAATGAAAGGTCTGGCATTTTGGCAAATATTGTCAGATACTGCTATAAATAAATGGCAACAAGAAGCCACTATTGAGACAAGAGAATTTATTGATTCATTTAAGGATACTTTAATAGAGGAAATGCGTGACTCAGCAAATATTAAAGGAACTGGCCCTGCTGCTTCTACTGGTCTTAGTAAATTTTGGTCAATTATCATAAATAATACTGCTGCTAGAGGTTTTAGATCTTATGATATGTTTAGTATTAAGAGTGATAAGATATCCGATTCACTAAAGATTATAGTTTATGGATTATTTGGATTAATTTTATTTCCATTTATTTGGTTAATAAACGGCTTCTGTTCTGCTTGGTATTTCATAAAAGCAGCATTATTTGAGGAAAATCTAGATAATATGAATGATGGTGGTGCTGATAATATTCTTGATTCAATTGGCAGTCTTAAATATCTTGATACAGATGAGTCTGGTGCTTTTGGAATTAAGAACTGGCCTAAAGCTATTGGACGTGGTATTTTATGGCTAATGATTTGGATGTTTATATATCCTGTGCTTACATTTTTTGTTTTGCCTGTGTATTCTACATTTATGCCATTTTTTAAGATGTTATTTTCTGGTTCATACACATTAAAAGTTGATAATAAGTTTTATAATAGTAATGAGCATACAGATAGTAAGTCATTTTGGGATTTTATTAAAGACACATTTGCTTATAAACGAACACTATTATTGCTTTTGTCTATACTTAATTTATTTACTTGCGCAAATACATATTTAGGACAAAACTATTTGGGTGCTGTTGTTATTGCGGTTATATTTGCTACTATATTTGGTAATATATTTGTTGATACAAAACCGGAAGATAATACAATGATTTTTCAAGACCCGATGGCAGTTCCTCAGAAACCGCCTGTAAGAAAACAGCCACATAAGGTATGTATGTTTCCTAAGGATATTAACCGAATTGATAAACAATTGCGCAAATTAAATAGTGATTTGTTAGAACAAATAAATCGCGCTAAAGGTGTTAGTATGTCAAAAGAAACTCAAGATTTATTTAATACTTTGAAATCAATGAGTAAATCAATAAATAATGAATTTACTGATGTTTCATTATCAGATGATAAGAGTGTTATAGATAAATTTGAAAAGAAGATTGAGCAGGAATATCTGGAAACTATTAAGAAATTTGTGAGTAGTTTAGATGCTGATATTGCGGC